AGAAGCGATACGGACGGCTGTACGTAGCCTTGCAGACACCGGTGCATATGTGACCTATCCCACCGGACACCGTGACCGCATAGACGTGGCAGTGCGACGCTGCACGCTGACAGGTGTGGGACAGACTTCTGTAGCAGTATCTAAGACGTATGCAGAAGAATCCGGCTGTCACCTTATGGAACTGACAGCACACAGCGGTGCCAGACCGGAGCATGCAAGGTGGCAAGGGCAGCTTGTCACGCTGACCGGTGAAGATGCTGGAAAGACCATAGATGGGCTGCATGTGTACACACTGCATGAAATCGGCTACGGCTCTGGCGACGGATTCAAGGGCTGGAACTGCCGCCATGACTGGCATGCGTACTATAAAGGCATTTCCAAGCCAAATTATACGCAGGAGCAGATTGAAAAGTTGAACGAAAGAAAAATCCCGTACAACGGCAAGAAGTACACGGAGTATGAGGTAAGCCAAATGCAGCGTGCCGGTGAACGTGATGTGCGGGCGTTGAAACGGCGTACACTGGCGGCACAGACTGCTGTGGAAAATGCTCCGAACGAAGAAATGAAAACCGCGTTGCAAGAAGACTACGAAGCAAACGCGGTAAAGCTGAAAGAAACTGAAAAGCAGCTGAGAATGTTTTGTAATCAGACCGGACGGCGGCTGGATACGTTTCGGGAGCAAGTGGACGGCTTCGGACGGAGTGCATCGCAGAAAGCTGTCCATGCGGCGAAACGGCAGAAGCAGCAGAAACAGCAAGCGAGCACGGCGGCTGCCGGAACATCTGGACACGCTGTGGAAGTCACGCCGCCTGAACCAAAAACGAACGGCGGAAAAGGAAAACTATATAAAGACGAAAGGATGTAGCGTATGCTGGAAAACATAAACATGACATTTGGAGAAGCATTGGAAGCAATGAAAGCCGGAAAGAAAGTTGCAAGAACCGGTTGGAACGGCAAAAGTCAGTACGTCGAGCTTGCAACAAATGTCTCTTACAAAAACACAAACGGTGAAATTATCAACTGCGAACATGAAGCTATCGGGAACAAGGCACTTGCATTTGTTGGCACAAGCGGTGTCCAAATGGGGTGGCTTGCAAGTCAGGCTGATATGCTGGCAGAAGATTGGTGCATTGTTGAATAGAATGTGAAAGGAGAAAGAACATGGGAACATACAGAGCAACGGAGCTGAAAGACACAGTATCACTGATGTGCAGTGACGATTACAAAGAGCGATTCAAAGCGGAGTATATGCAAGTGTGCGTCCGGTACCAGAAGCTGAAAGCAATGCTGGACAAATGGGACGAAGGAAAACTGAACTTCCAGCCGACCTGTCCGAGAGGAATTTATAATTTCCAGATCAGAGCGATGGCGGATTATATCGCCAGTCTGGAAGCACGTGCAGCAATCGAAAACATCGAACTGTAACCACTGCCCCGACCACGGGCATAAACTGGCGGAGGGCTGGAAGGTAGAAACACGAAAGCCAGCGGGTAGGCGTTTCTATATCGAAAAATAAGCATCGGGAAACCGATGCTATTTTTATATCATTTTTCAGAAAGGGATGAAAAAACATGGAAGACGAAACCAAAAACGAGCCGGAACAGCAGCAGGAGCAGACACCGGAGCCTCAGGCAAAAACCTACAGCGAAGCGGACTACAACGCTCTGCAGGCGAAGCTGGACGCTGTCACGGGGCAGCTGAACGATGCAAACGACAAAATCAAGTCGTATGCCGATATGGACATCGACGGCATCAAGCAGTCTGCTTCCGACTGGCAGAAGAAGTACGAGGCTGCACAAGATCAGATGCAGCAGCTGGAGTACAGCACCAAACTGGACAAGTTCGTGGCACAGCAGGGCTGCAAGAATCCGATCTATGCAGACTATCTGAAACGCCAGATCGAAAGTAAGCAGCTGAAGTTTGACGGTGACACACTGCTTGGTGGCGAAGACGTGGTAAAGGCACTGAAAAAAAGTTGTCCTGACGCGTTTTCAACGGAAGATGAAAAGCCGCCGATTTTTGTGGATTCCGCAACCGGCAGCACAAACAAAGATGTGACGGACGAAATGGTCCGCCGCGTCATGGGCTTAAAGTGAGAAAGGAGATAAGATATGGCAAACAATCTCACACTGATCAAAAAGTATATCGAACTGCTGGACGAAGTGTACAAGAGTGCTACACTGACAGCAGATCTGGAATCCGATTCCAGCACTGTACGGCAGGGCAGCAACGCACGGACAATCCTGAT